CGTAGCGCCGATAGTCATGCATAGATATACTTGTGTTGCATAGTTCTTGTCTGCTCTTTCAGATATTTTAGTTTGAATATCTTTACCAAGCGCAAGACCCATGGATTCTTTAGTGAATGCTAGTACTTGTCTGTTTCCATTACTGTCTGTGCCAAGTCTTTCAGATCTGATAAACTTGAAGCCCATAAAGCTGTCAACGTCACCTTGTACTAACGCTTTTACGCTGTTAAAATCAGAAGAAGTTACTGATGTAATAGCTAACAAATCAGAAATCTGTTTGCTAGAACATACTAAATATCTTTCTTCATCTGGATCAACATTATTCGCATCTAAAATTTCTTTAGCAGAAATTAATTTAGTTACGTTTAAACCTGCTGAACCATGAGCAATTTTTTGCGTATTTGGTAAAGCAATAGTTGAACCACCAGATACACCACCAAAAGCATTGCCAGTAGCCGCCGCAATAATTGCGTCGTCCATAGCTCTACCCATAGCGTATGCACCTGCTTTAGCGTACTCGGATTGAGGAGATATAAGCATTCTGATTTTATCTTCTTGATCAATCAAATCTGCCCAATCATAATCATCCATAGTTACTTTTCGTCTAGAGTGCGGAGTGTCCACTCTCGGAGTGTCTGCGTGTCTAGACGTTCTTTTTAGTGCCGCAGTTGACCCAATTCTTTCAAAAAAATGCGATTTTCCTACTACGCTTTCGCCTCTAACCGCATCTCTTAATTTAGAACCTTTTTGTTGAGCCAAATGAAACACGTTACTTTTGTATTGTTCTACAAAAGCTGTTGTTATTTGAACTGACATATTATTGTCCTCCATTAAAAGTTACAGAACATTGGTCATAATACACAACGTATTATAACGTATTCCAATAATCGGCTTTTATCCTTGCGGGAAACCTTATCGTAAAACGATACGATCAATCGGATTTTTTTAGCCGATCATGGCTACCTTTCCGTTATCCTAATGGGCGAAACTGGTGTTGTAATTATACAACAATTATAGATTAATTACCATATGCTTTTTCATGTAATTGCCTAACTTTTTCTACAGCCGTTTCATCCCCTTTGTGATAAGGGTGATTTGCGTCTGACATAATTTTAGCAATTTCATCTTTAGCATCTATTGGTGATACACTTAATCTATTATTTTGTGTATTTTTTGCCATATCTTCTGTTACTTCTTCACCAAGTCTAGCAAAAAATCTTATAACAGCAGGATTGTTACCAGCAGATGAATTTGTAATTAATTCACGTAATTCATCATCACCATATACTGATAATGCTCTGTCTGCGGCTTGTACTTTTTTTTCATAGTCATAACCCCATTCTTGCTTTAATGCAGTTTCAGTATCAGCTTTTTGTCTTGATATTTCTGCAGGTTCATTTTCCATCTCATGTTTTATAGTATTCATTTGATATTCTAATAATGCACCTACTTGTTTATCATTAAGACCTATTTGGTGTGCTACGTTTTTAAATTGATCAAGATTTTCTTTTTCAAAATATGGTTCGTAGTCCTGCGGAATATTAACTGTATATTTACTTGGATCTTCTGGTCTGCCAAGTTTACCATATACTTCGTTCATTTCCTCGTCTGTTTTAGGAATACTAATTGTACTTCCTAATCTTTTTTGTTGATGTACTACAGTTTTAGCAAGATCTTCAACATTCTTAAAATTTTGCAATGTAGCATCATTTTTTAATTCTTCGGGTAATGATGATTTCCAATCTTGATTGTCACTTCCCGATCCAAGTACTGTACTACTTTCTTGTACTGGATTGTCGTTTGTGGTCATTTGTTCATCAGACATTTTTATCCTCCTTCATTAGATTAATTATTCTGATTATTACACTTCGTTGTCCTTCACGAAATGCTGTTTCATATGGATCTTTTTGGTAAGACCCTCTATGATAGTAGGCCGATTGTAAATCGTCCAACACTCTTTTACCTTCTTTAGTATCAAAAGTACCTTGGTAATCTTTTTTTAATTGTTTATGATCTTTATTTTCTGCGTCGTCCATTAAGATACATCCGTTGGCATTCCTAATTCACGTGCTGTATCTTCTAATCCTGCAGATACATTAGGATCTGCTAGTATTTTAGACGCTTCTGCTTGTGTTTTAGATGCTTGTGCTACTTGTTGTTGCTCTTGTGCCATCTGCGCCATTTGTTGTTGTTCAGCCCGTGCATTTCTCATGTTATCAACATCTTCTTTTCCACGTAATACTGTTTTAGGTACACCTAATAATTTACCTCTTAATCTTACTGCTTCATCATGGTCTATGTTATCCATAATAGCTGGATCTATTTGTGCAATGTTCATAGCTAAACTGTATAATCTTTCTATAGCTACACTTTCTTCCATTCTTTGTGAACGTGCTAATGGGCCTAAATATTCTACATCAATTTTTGTACCTCTAATACTTTCTGGTTCTGGTAATAATGCACCTGCTCTAAACATAATACCAAACACACGTTCTATTAATGGATTTAAAAATTCACTTTGAAATCTACCTAATGTTGGCCCTAATAATCTTTGCATCAACTCGTATCTAACTTGTACTTCTGTTGCTGTCATTTGTGGGCCTTCTTGTAATTGTAATTGATCTGAATAATATGCTTGACGTATTGCAGTACGTAACTGATTTTCTTTCATATCAGTTATTTGCCAGTTAGATCCAATCTGTAAAGGTTTTACAGCACCATCATTTCTAACTACAGTTATACCTGCAGGTGTCATTCTAACTCTACCTACAACACCATCATCTTGTACAAGCAAAGGTGGATCAATAGCTTTTGCCCATGCTTTTAATCCTATCTCTACTGCTTTGTTTAAAGTTTTAATATCTGGTAATGCATTGTAACTAGGTGATCTACCAAATATTTCACCTGTTGCTTTTGACCAACGTGGTACTAAATATGGAAACTCATTATAACCACCAGATCTAACTACCATTTTATCTTCTTCGCAAACATGACAAGAATGAAAAGGTAATTTAGTTGATGTTTTACCTGTTGCTCTTTTGTAATCTTCGTTAGGTTCTACTGCGTGTATAAAATTAAATTTATGATCTGGTCTTTCTTTTGCGGCTGTTAAAACTTTTTCACCAACATTTTTTTCACCAAACTCTTGTACAGCTTGTCTAGCTGTTAATTTATATTTTCTATAAAGTGTATCTACTTTTCCTGTAATGCTTTCTTGAATATAATATTCTGCAATATGTAAACAATTAAAATGAATACCATCTGTATCAAATCCTTTATTACCTTCTTCAACAAATAATGCGGCTGTACCAATAGAACATAAATCAAGATACATCTCATGTACTTCTGTATTAAAATTATTTTCATTAAACATATCGTACATTCTTCTTGCAGTATCTTCTAACCACAACTGTACTTCTCTATCTTCGTTTAAATCATCATCACGTAATTTTATTGAGAACCAAGGTAAAGATGGTGATGTAAGTGTACCTTGTAAACTTGCCGCTAATAAATTATTTGCTGTAATAGCTGTACTATCATATAATACTTCCGTTCTTTTTTCACCTCTAGTACGTAAAGTTACTACGTCTGCTTTTCTTGGCATAACGTAATCTAAAATTTCTTGCCAGTTTACTTCCCATGTTCCTCTATCACCTGCAAGTTTATCAACTCTTTTTTTTATATACTCGTAAGTTGCCATATTAAGTTATCTTTTTTTTAGTACCGCCTAATAATGTTTTAGAAGTTTCTGCTTCTTCTTCAACTCCTGTACCACTTGTTAAAATTGTTCCGTACATTCCTTTTTTCTTTGTACCTAACATTTTTTCTTTTTCAGCCGCAACTTTTGCTTCTGCTTCTGCAGTTTTATCGTATGTTGATTGCTCTACTGGTGGTGGCATTTGTGGTTGTGATTTTCCGCCCATATTATTCCTTTATCCATTTACATTCGTTTTTAAGCATTCCATATATTGCCGCATCTACAAATTCATTTTCTATTTTCATAACTTTTCTTACTATACCTTCTTTTGTCCATCCTGTACCACTTAAAATGCGTTCATTTCTTTCGTAACCATTACGGCATACTGCCGTCATCCTACCACATTTTAACTGGTTAAAACCATAGTCAAATACATATTTTATATGTTTTCTTGAAAATAATCTAGGTGTTTCTAATGCAAGATGAACATAAATATTATGGCCATCAAAGTCTGTAAAAAGAAAACCACCTAAAATTTTTTCATCTTCTATAAAACCTATATAAGAAAAGGCATCACCTAGATTAGCAGATATGTAACATTTTTTTTTAAGATAATCACCAATAGATTTACGCCATTGGTCGTTTGTTACGACTTCTACCATAAACTATGCTTTTACTTTTTTCTTTTTTCCGCCACCAAGAATAGTTTTTTGTACGTTAGCTTCATCCTCTACACCAGATGCGCCTGTCATAATTGTTTGACCACCATAACTACCTGCTTTACTTGCCGCCATAGCAGAAGAAGTTTTTGCATCTGTAGGTGCTGGTGCATCTACTGTTGCTGGTTGTGTTTGCGCAGGTTGTTGTATTATAACTTGTTTAGGTCGTCTAAATACTCTTGTTATTGCTCTTACAAATCCGCCCATAGTTCCTTTCCTTTCTTAAATATTATATTATATATCATATTTTAATATACGCCACCACCTAATATAGTTCTACTAACACCATAATCACTATCATCAATATTGCCCCGTAAAATATTTTGAGTACCATAATTACTACCTATTAATTTTCTTTTTTTTGGTTTTACATTTGCTTCTTCTTCTACAACAGGTTTTTTAGCAGTTTGTGCTTGTGCAGTTAATATTGTTGTTGGTTGGTTATCATTTCCACCTTTAAGTATTGTATTACCATAGGCATCTATTTTACCAGCAGATCTATCTTTCATATATTGAGAATAACTAGAAAATGTATTTTCATAACCACCTCTATTTTTACTTTTTAAAACTTTATCTTGAAAAAAAGATCTATTTTTTTCAAATCCTTTTTGTCTTAAATTTTGTGTGGCATTTAAAACTGTATTTAAAATAACACTTGGAGTGTTTGCTTTTGGTAAAGTGTAATTATCAAGTTTTGATCTATCTACAGATTTTCTTGTTCTATCTCTACTTGCTTTAGCTTGACTACCAGATACAGATGATCTGTAGGATGATGATGTTCTATATCTTTCTCTTGCACTCATAATTATTTAAAAATGTTAAACTCACTATCAGAACGTATCTGTAAAGGTTCAGTATTTTTTATTCTAGCTTTTCTTAATGACATTACACAATATCTCATAGCAGATATTACGTCATCATTAGCTGGAACAATCTTACCATCTTTCCTATGATACATACGTAGTTCTTCCAACAGTTTACCTTGATTTTTAAATATTTTCAATCTCTTTGTCTGCATACGGGTTAGTATTTCCATAACACCAGCTTCTACGCTGTTACCACCCGTGCCTTCTTTTTGGCCTTGACTTGGTGGATTACTAAAATGTTCTC